CTTCTGCACGATCAATTCGCCCATAGATACAATCGAGATTCTTCAGAATCTCTTCACGATTAAAAACATCTAAGTCAACGTCAGTCGTTATCTTCATACTTAGTCCTAATTAGTAGTTCGTCGACTTTAGAAAATCTTTTTTCCTGCGGTATAATATCATACACCTTACCAAATTTCAGAGTAAAGATTACTAAGTCTTCCGGAAATAATTGTATTGATCTATCATTGTTGTAGATACGATACGTACCTTTCTTAAGATTTTCTTTAAACCAAGCGGTATATTTAATTACTTCTTTCTGACGTGCACGATAAGGATATCCGCCGGCGTAAGATCGTAGCCTAATACATACATCTTTAAATTCTACGTGAGTAATATCTGTCATAATCCAGCTTGTTCCAAAAGTGTACGAATATAATCAACATCCTCTTCGGCCTTCTTAAACTTCTTCATCCAAAATCCAGGATCAATTACACTACCGATCATCTTTCCGTGATCTTCAGTAAACTTTGATTCTAGGTTTGCGCCGGATCCTGCAAGATATAATACCCAAGGACTAATCTTACCTGTCTTAATCATATGTGATGCCTCATTCGCCGACACCTTATTAAAGAAATCGTTAAATGGCACACCTTCTTTTTCACACCAATTTATAATCTCTGTAATGGTGCGTTCTGTTGCTGAAACAGCCGGCTCCTTTTTTATCATATCTTCGATGTAGATATAATAGATATCGTCCTTTGTCCAGTCCTTTAGCTTTACACCATTCATCAGCAGAAAGTCAATAAATTTATCGGGATGAAGTGGTTTAAGATCTGCAAGATGGTGGCCAAATCTAACAAATTCAATGTAGTATTGACTATTGATAAAATCATCTGTCGACTTTAACTTCTTAGTCTTCATTGTTAAATCATAGAAGCGCTGGAAAGCCCTAAATCCAAAACGCGATCCAGGGGTATCGATCTCCATATGTCTGCGCTTTTTAACGCACATATGAGTGGCAAGTGTGTTTTCTTTATGAAACTTTGTTTCACAGAACTTGCATTGATAGTTCTGTTCCATTTTACTTTTGAGTGCTAACAAGATTATTTTCCTTTAGCATCACCCTTGAACAATTCTTTGATAGTCTTATCGTCGTACCCATTATCCTTAAAGAACTCTTCTAAGTCCTCTTGGGTATTTATACGCAGCAACATCTCCAATTCATCATCGCGAAGTAATGGATAATGTTCTAGAATTGCTGCCTCGACTTTATTTTTCTTAATGCCCTTAGGTGGTGCAATCCACGGGTGAAACTGCTTCTTACCTGTCCCGCATAATGCAAGTAATTTCCATTGCAATTCGGGATGTTTAGATAAGTTATTGAAGTTGTGATTTACTAAATCATTAACCATCATTATATGATGTTCTGCGTTATTTTGCGAAGAACTCATAAACCGCATCAATACCCAGATGCCGATTTCCTTTTTGTGTTCGTCGGATAAGTCCCTGTAAAAGTTCTTGTTACCAAGATCCATAGCAGGAAGTTCCATTTGAAGTGTAAGAGTGCTTTCCTTCTTTTTCTTCTTTGTTACTTCTTCTTTTACGGCATCGGGATTCGAATCATAGAATCCTTCTAGCCAATCACCAATATCATCCATTTTGCATCTCGTCTGCAAGTACCATTAAATCAATAAACTCATTTAGGGTAGCTTTCTTAAATGCTTCCATATTCACTGGTTGTGGTAATGATAAATCATCGAAGAATTCACTCATCTCACCGAACGTATTACGTTCAATCCGTTCTAATAAACTCTTTTTATTTTCAGTACTGGTTTCTCCAATAACCGCAGAGCCCAATTCAAATAATACAAAAGAACCAAGCTCATTCTTCTTCAATTCCTCTATTTGTTCAAGAGTAGGAAGAGTTGAATATTTCAATTTATAGAATGTTTTTGTATTAGACATATTTTATCTTTCCACAATGTATACATTCATAGGCTTCGTCGTTATGTCCGTGGCCTAGATACCTTGAAAAATTATGATCACAGGTAGCTTGTTTAGCTGCCCTTTCCTCGATAAATTTTACACGAGCCCGTTCGATTCGAACTAATTCAATCTCAAAGTTCGAAAGTGGGATACCATCTAATTCTGCTTTACTCAAAGAGTGCTCCAATATCGATTACATCTGGAAGTTTACTTACTTCCTTTACAAACAATACACAATTAGGATGCGGGGTATCTTCTAATGGAACTACAAGAATATTACCGTTCTTAAGTTTAGGGAAGAACCATTTTACTTCAGCATACACATTTGTGATGTTAATTTCCTGTGGACGAGGAACCATATGGCGTAAAGGATTGAATACCATTGTATGGAATCCACGATCATTTAAGCTTGTTAATGGCATAACTTCTAAATCACTATAGTCATCGTCGCACACAAGTATAGACCAATCCAAGGGCATCTGTACAGTGTATTCGCCAATCCGTAACACAACTGCTGGAGCATAAAAGCTTTCTAAGAAAATCAATGGGATAAAGAAATAATCTGGGTTCTTAGGATCGGAATAATCCATTACGCAATATCTAATGTCTTCAATCTCGTTGGGAATCTTATCTAAATTGTATGCTCGGTTTTCGTTTGTTAAAATATTCATCTTAGTCCTATTGTTTTTCTATGTTCGTCCCACTGTTTTTCAAGTTCTGCCATATCTCTTTTTATCTCAGTTCTACCTATGGATATTTTACCTGCTGGAATTCCGCACCTTATAAGATAATCACAGAGCATATTTTCAATACCAAGATGCCGATAACCCATAAGGGTCAGTGACATCGCAGTATCGGAATTATCTTCAATATGAAGATTTATCTGGTCTATATTGTGTCCAGTTCTTTCTTCACAGGTAACTACTAGTTCATTAGCTTCAAAGAATGTCTTTATAAGGTCTGCGTAACCCCAAGAAATTTTAGTTTCTAAAATCATTAGTATTGAACTTTCTTAATTGTATATGGATACTCTGCCTCAGTGTAGAATTTCTTTCTTTTTGTCAAATGTCGCTTAGAAAATTTGCAGTTTGAACATACATCGTAAACATTCACGAAGTCTTTATCCGGTGCAACACGAATACCTCTACCGATACTCTGAATTACGCGAGTAAAACTTTTTCCTGCCTCGAAAAGGACTAAGTTAAAAATACGGACAATGTTGATACCCGTAGACGCCACACCATAAGTAGCAATAATAACTTTTCCATCAACTTCCTGAACTTCTGCGTATTCTTCCTTGCGATCTTTTGACTTCATCTTGCCCGACACGAAGATTGAATCGGGTATCATTGATTGTAGCTTTTCGCCAGTCTCAATGCGATCAACCAAGATGAGTGTACTGCCGGATTCCGACATCTTTTCGATGGCGCCGGCTAGATATTTTAATCTTGCCTGACTTGTAGTCAACCATTTGAGTTCTGTTTGATAATTATCAAAGACCTCACCAACATCCTGTAATTGCCATACGTTCACGTGAAGTTTCGCAAGAATGCCTTTCTCTTGCAATTCCTTTGTGTTAATTTTACCAAGTAATGGCCCAATACAAGAAACTACTGCAACTTTGTCTGCATCTTCTTCTGGCATTGTACCAGTTAATCCCCAACGAATTGGAGCATTAGCCAAATAAGTCGATAATAATTTTCTCAAGACGTCCGCTTTCGCTTTGTGGACTTCGTCCACGATCACGCACACGACACCTTCGAAGAAAGCGTTTATATCAATATCTAATTCTTCGATCTTTGATTTCTTGCTTAGACTTTCTAAACTTTGCCACGTGCAAATAGTATGAGTCTTTTCATACTCCTTTCTATCTCCAAAGAATACGCCCACATCAAGCCCAAGGTTAATAAAATCCTCCTCGGTTTGCGTCACTAAATCCTTCGTCGGCACAATCACGATGCTACGACCGTAGGGTTGCACTTTATGGCTTAGGATTGCGGTAATAATGGTCTTTCCTGCGCCTGTTGGGGCAATGTTTATACCTGTGATATTGTTAAGATAAGAGTTAATTACCTCTGTTTGGTGATCACGCAGCATAACTGGTTGACCTTCACGAGTATGTCCTTTTGGCCACAATATATGCGCGTAACTATCATCTTCGATTTCTTCAAATTCAAACGTGGTAGTATTCGCACGCTGATCATCGATTTCAATCTCATATCCTTCGGCTTGTACAATCGGTAATAAGATATCGAGCAGGTTTAGGTAAGAACGGCCACCAATTGTACAGTGACTTGCTTTACCATTCCATCTACCCAATCTATATGCCGGTTGATACTTTGCACCTGGAATAAAATATTCCAATGCTTCTACCATTTTGCGACGAGTGACGATGTCTAATTCGGTAAAATGGACATTTACTTCATCTTCTATAATTAATTTACATATTGCCATTATAAACTCGCATCATCCAATCCAGCCACACGCAATTTAATGATGTGACCAGTCATCCAGTTTTTCGCATCGAAGCCCTTTGTTATTCCTAAAAACTTATTTCTTAGCAATGCCACTTCATTGACCAAAAGGGTAGTATCAACAATGGATTGAACACCATCTACATACTTTTCCGCATCTCTGGAACTTAACGCCTTATTGTACGCTTCTAAGAATTTCTTAAACTCTGCAGATCTTTCTTGCTTGAGTTTAATGTTTAGATATTCTAGAACTGCTTCAATTTCTTGCAATT